ACATTTTCACTTGATCGTAAATTAGGTGAAATAATATCATCCACCTTATATATATTTTCAATAATATATATAAGATATTCATTAATTTGATCTTCAGTTAATAGTTCATAAATAATATCAGGATTACATAATGTAATAATATTTTTTGCTAATTCGGATGAAATATAAAATATAGTATAATCTTCGTACATGAAGATACTTGCCATCCTGGATAACTATTATTTGTATACTATAATCAAAATTATTTTCAATTTTTTATATGTTGTGATCATATCAAATGTATGATCGCTCTATACTGAACAAGTACCCTTGGTGGGAATCGAACCCACGACTACTCACTTAGAAGGCGAGTGCTCTATCCACTGAGCTACAAAGGCGATCATATCAAATGTATGATCGTCTTTATTCAAGACATATGCACTTAGTGGGTTTCGATCCCACGACTACCACCTCATAAGAGTAGTGCTCTACCAACTGAGCTATAAGTGCATAATATTAATATATATATATCTTTAAATATGTTTTTTAAATTAAATTATTTAAAATCTGGATTCCAGCCATTATGTCCCCCTAAAAAATAACTTAAAAACCAATTCATTTCTATATGACTTTTAGTATAAATTGCATCTCCAAAATCAATAATATATACCTTATTATCTTTTTCTATAAAATTATATCCAGTTATATCAATATATTCAATCCCTTCTTCATAATATAATATTTTCAAAATAATTCTAATTTGATCCCAAATTATTTTTGGTATATTCTTTGGATCTTCTCCATATTTATCAGCAATAGATAATTCATCTAAATTTTCCATTGTAACATTACCAATATATTTACCATCTTCTATATTATATGTTAGTTTATAATTTAAAATTTTTGGTGAAAATCCATGATTAGATGAAATTTCTTGCATTTCAATCTCACGGGTTATTTTTCTTTCATTGTCTGTAATTATTGTTTTATAATATTCTGTCATATTTTTTATATTATATTTTTACTTTATATTTAATAATAAATTATCAATTTTTAATTTATTATTAGTATCCAATTGTCATCCCATCTACTTTAACAATTTTATCAGGGTTTGATTCTTGTTGTTCTGCTTGTTCTGTTTGTTCTGTTTGTTCTGTTTGTTCTACTTGTTCTGTTTGTTCTGTTTGTTCTGTTTGTTCTGGTTGTATATCAGTATTTTGTTCTAAATTATAACATACACATTGTTCATCACATTTATATATATCTTCACATCCATTCTCAGATGATAATGGATATGCATTCTCAGATGATAATGGAATTAATTCTGGTAATATATTACATTCACAATCTTCATCACAATTTTCATCACACTCTTCAAACTCTTCTTCCTCCTCTACAACATCTTCACCTGTATCAGAAGAATTATCATTATTATTATTATTATCTTCGCTTGAATCAGAATCAACTATATCATGCTTTTTAAATTTGCATGAAAACGTAATATCAAAAAATGCATTTATTAATAAAGCAATACTGATAGTTGAAAGTATAAAAAACATTATGTATTTACTATAATTTATTAAGATAACTTTAAATAAGTTCAAACATTTCATCATTCTTCAAATAAAAGGTATTATGATATTCATTATCCATTGGATGATTGAAAAAAATATATTTAAAATGTACATGGAATATAATATCAGGATTATTAGATGTTATAGATTTCATATAATCTACAAATTGTTGTGGATGATAATGTTTTCCATTATCTAATTCATATTTTTCATCCCATAAACTATCCTTAATTCTAGACTCAATCTCATAATCTGTAAAATTTTTGCTATCATTTGTTTGTCTAATTCTTAATAATTTTAGACAAAAATATTGTAACGGGTTTCCAACTAAATTAGTACTCATTTTTATATAATGTATAATTTTTTCATAATAATATTATTATTTTTCAATTTTTAATTTTTAATTTTTAATTTTTAATTTTATATCATAGACAATATATTATATTCTTTATTTGTTATTAATGTACCTGCTTCATTAGGAAATTTAAAATTCTTAGATAATGTACTTTTACTTTTATTTGATGGATTATATCTATATATAATTACACCGCCTTTATCTAATCTAGATGCAATCTTTAATCTACTTTTACGTCCAAAATCTATTGTAGTACCTAAACATTCTATTTGAAATTCACTATATTTTGTATCATCTAATACTGTCTTTTTATTTTTAGTTAAAAATGTATTTTTTTCATCTAACATATTTCCTATTCTATTTTCATATTCTTTAATATTTAATTTATAAATACCATTATAATTATAATGAATTAAATAATATAATATAGTTAATGTAAAATTTGCAATGTTAATTTTATTAGAATTATATTCAACTTCTTTAAACGGTAAACATTTGTCTACATTTTCATAAATTGTTAAAATTGGTTTATTATTGTAACTAATTACAATTCTGTGTTCCCAAAATTGGAAAAATGTATTGTATTCATCTACCTTCATTTTTTCTTTAAAATTAATATCTTGATGTGCAATTGCATCTAATAATACATTAAATATTATTTTTGCATTATGTTTAATTTTTGGTACAATAACTCCAATATGATTTATTTCGGTTAATGGTTGATTCATATAATAATTATATGCAATATCATCCACAAAAATAATATTTTGTATTTTTGATATTTTTTCAATAACAGTATTCATAATTAATTTAATAGAGTCTGTTGATTTAATTAAACTTAAACTACCTTTCTGTGGTTTAAAATTTGCTACTTTTAATAATAAATTTCCACGAAAAAATGCTTTATCTAATCTAAAATAACTAGTTAATGGATCTGTATACATTCTTAATGTATCTGTTATAATGTAAACAGGATGAATTAATCTATATCCATTTACTTTTATAGTTGGCATATTATTATAAATAATTTTTGGAACATATGTAATATCTATATATTTTTCAAAATTTACAAAAATAGTAAATGTTCCAGGATGATCCGCTTCTTTACCTTCAATATATTTATACTTTTTTTCATATAACATATCACATATATTCATTATGTCAGTAATTGGATCTGAAGAATATACTTCAATATCATTGATGGAATATTCTTCATATATTACATCTTTTGGTGATTTATCTTTTAACATTTCATTTAGAGCAATACCACCATACACAATCCGATTATTCTTTTTAATATAATCAGATATATGTTTGAATATAGTTAAGTATTCTTGATATGTAGGCTCTAAGGTATCTAATTTCTTTTTATCTGCCATTTTCATAATTTCCTTAATTTTTGTAGATACTGCCTCTATATCTTCTTCTCTGTAAAGAGTTGTTTCCATTAAATTTGAAAAAGAAATTGTTTTCAGATAAACAATTAAATATATATAATTAAAATGTCAGAACTAGAAATAGGCAAAGAATACCATGATAAACTAAGTAAATATTATAATGAAATTGATGTATTTATTATTATTAATGCAATTACAGATTATTGTAAAGATTTTTGTGAAATAAATTTTATTAACCATGATAACTTAAAAAGTTTAATTATTGCCCAGATAAATGATTTATTTGAAGATAATAAAAAACGTGTGGTTTCAATTGAAAATATAAAAACATATTTATATCAAACACCACAAGAAAGATATCCAGAAGTATGGGATGAAGTAATGAAAAAGAATGAATTTATTGAAGATAAAAAGAATAATATTTATACTACTGATATCTATGAATGTTACAGGTGTCATAAAAGAAGGTGTACTATTGAAATTATTCAGACACGTAGTGCGGATGAGCCTGCAACGACTTTTGTAAATTGTGTGGTGTGTGGGAATCACTGGACTACATAGTTTATTAAGTCATTCCTCAAAAATAAAATTTTTTAATTTTTAAATTAATATGGTATCACATACCCTAACGCAGATACAATTGGCGATATCATATTAGGTTCTACTGTCTTTAAATGATTAATATAATTAATATTTGGTTTATTTAAAAATACAAATGGATTTTTATAATATGTTTGATATGTATTTATACCAAGTCCAAAATCAGTATTAAATTTAGTTTTCCATTTATCAGAATTTTTAATATATGCTACTAATTTAATCAATTCTTTTTTATTTAAAAATATCGTAAATCCTCGAAACACATATTTTAATAAAATATCAAAAGGACTACGAACACCCGCAAAATACTTATAATCAATACACTTATTTGTAATTAATGAAGAAATTGCAGATGGTAATAGATATACCTCTGTACCATCATAATAACCTCTGACACATGGTAAGTGAAATCTAGATACAGTTGATAAAAAATTATATTTAATTTTAAATACTTCAAACTTCCTACTTAAATGTGGTGAACTAATATGAAATTTAATATTTTCAGCTAAAACAGGTTCTTTTAATTCATAATTATTATATACATAATATTTAAATTGATCAAATTCTACAACTGTATCAATAATATCATATTTAGAATCCGTTTGTTTTGTTTCTTTTTTCTTCATATCACAATACAATTTATATGCTTCTTCTTCAGTAATCTTACTATTATAAAATTCATCAATATATTTTTTATTTAATTGTAATGATGCGTTTTTTGTAATATCTATATTAATAGGATTTTCACACAGTGGGAATTTTTCTAAAATATTCTTTTTAAATACAGATATCATATATTGAACTTTATCAATATATAATATATAATTAGGTAAATCACACATTATATCAATATCAGAATCTTTATAATATGTATTAAAAAATTCTTCTGTTGTAAAACCACCACCAATTTCTAGTGGATCCGCTTTTCTACATGTAGCTGGAATAACACTACCTGTAATTGCAATATTTTTCCAATCCATACCTTTAAACACATCAATATTATTATTATTTATAAATAATTGTACTCTTTGTTTAAACGTATCTATATCTGCAAATTCCATAGTATCATTATTATTATATCCACCAATAAAATTAATATATGTTTTCTCTACTAACAATGGAACATACACATTATTATACATTTGTTTATTAGGTAAATTTTTTGCCTGATTCAATGTAAATACACATCTATCTTTTACTGTTATATATGATTTTAAAATACCTTCTTCTAAATACATCATTAACCATGCATATCCAAAATTAAGATTATATTTATTAAAATTATTATGTATATATTTTAAAATATCATTATTTTTAATTAAATGATGACAATACTTTTTAGATACTAATCCAGATAGTATTGTAGTATGCATTATATTATTATCAGTTAATTTTAATATCATTTTATCAATTGGTAAATTAGAATATTCATCAATATAATATAATTTATATTTATGTGTTTTAATTCCTGAACTAGCATCTACATATTTATTATTATTATAAATACTTTGCAGATAATCATTACATGCAATATTCATATTTTGCTGTGTATCAATATTAATTTCTTTTGCATCACTGAAATTAATATCACGTAATAACCACGGTGTTGTAATATTAATTTGGCATTTATTCATATTACTCCAATATTTAACATCCATACTCTTTTTTATTTCTTCTAATAATTTATCAAATGGAATATCTAATGGTGCATATAAATCATTCATTACATATGAATACATATTTTTAAATCCATCTAGTACATATATTTCAATAGATTTATAAAACCACACCCATGGATGATTAGGAATTAATATACATGCATTTGATAAATTATACATAATTTCTTCATTATTTAAATCTACACCCGCAAATTTAAATTTTAATATATCATCTTCTACAATTTCAAATACAATAAACTTATGATATTCCAAATGTTTAATAATCCACATTGGAATTGATGTAATTTTGTAATTATCTTTTATTTTGGTATAAAATGTATCATTAACATTTTCATCAAATATTTCATCAATAGGATTACTCTCTAGTGTAATAACTAAACATCTATTATAGTTATTAATTGTTTCCTTAGTAATGATAGTTGATGGATATAATGGATTCTTCATTTTATATATATATGTGATAACTTGTTATAAAATAATATTTTATCAATTTTTAGACGACATATTCAATAATAGAATCCTTCTCTTCAATATAATATTGCTCTTTTAATCTATCCATACATTGATAAAAAATAGATCTTACATATGAATTCCCTATATATTCTTGAATACGTCTTTCTAATTCTAATTTATTCATTTTACATGGTTTAACATGTTTCATAATTTGTGATTCAATTGTCATCATTATATCTGTAAATTTTTCAATCACTAATTCTTCATTTTCATCATCTAATAATTTACATTCAACTTCTCCATATGGTTCTACATATTTATATTTATTATTGTTTTCTACTACAATATTTAATTTAATTAAACTATTAATTCTTTTTCTTATACTATCTTCATTAATTTTAATTTTTTCAGATAAGTCTGTAATTGTTAATTCTGATTCATTTAAATATAATAATATAGATCCAAATATTAATGAACATTTAATTAAACCTAATGGTGTTTTAAATGTAATCTGTGAATTATCCATATCATGTTCTAAATATTGAAGTTTTGTTTTACAACTAATATATATATTTAAATTATTAATATATTCTTGAATAAATTTATGATGAGTAATATTATCATAAATATTATTTTCAATAGTATTTACTAACATAATATTTGATTTATTCATTTTAATATCTGAATTTTTTATTTTAATTTTAGATAACTCATGATTAATAATATTTGAATACTTAAAATTA